ACGTACCCACGCCTCTGTGCCGGGTAGTTTGCCGTCGACCACGGGCGCGCTGGCCGCCAAATACGGCGTAGGCATTTATTCCGCTTTGTCGGTTTTATCCACAAATAGGCAAGCCGTGTCTTTGTTGCCAATCTTTGTGCTGATCCACGCCATGAGCCCTGACGCCACCGGGATAGCGAGCGCCACTAGCTGCATGTCTGCACCGTACTTGTACGCCACATACGTGACCAGCGCAATAATGGCGCCTTTTAACGTTTGGTCTGCGGTCTGTAATTGGGCGTTATTCATTTGTGGGGCTCACAAAATCGGTGCCGTTCCACGTGTCAAGTATTGCAGCGTATTTGCCCCTAAAATTTGCGTGGTAGCTGGTTTGCACCCAATGACCCGGCAAACCGCACGCCAACAAAAACGCTTGACCCGCTGGCTCGCTTTCTGGTAGATCGCCGCCCGCGCAATCGTCATTGCCAACGTTGACCACCTCACGCACAATGCCCGTTTTGTCAACTAATGCAAAATGTGCCATGTTATGCCACCACCAATGTGCCCGTGCTAGTCCACTTGTACCAAGTGTAAGAGCCGTCTGTGCCGTTAGTGGTAGTGCCGGTCACGCTGATCGACAAACCTGCCGCGTCTGCCGTCAACCAGCGCACAATTACTATGCCTGAACCGCCGTTACCGCCGGTGTTGTCACCGCCTGCACCGCCGCCGCCACCACCGCTGTTTACCGTGCCCGCCGTGCCCAACGCGTTGCTTCCGCCAGCACCGCCGCCGCCCGTACCGCCAGCGCCGCCCGTGGTCGACCCGCCGCCACCGCCACCGCCAGACCGCGTAGTTGCTGAACCGTCATAACTGTTGCTCGTGCCTGCGCCGCCAGCGCCGCCGGTTGCACCGCTGCCATTTGACCCAACAGCTGACGCACCGCCGCCACCGCCGCCGGACGTTGCACCGCCCGTGCCGCCGGTGTTGCCCTCGCCTGAGATACCTGCCGCGCCAGCCGTGCCCAATGTGCCGCCGCCGCCAGATCCGCCAATCCCGGCGGGTACGTCACCGCCGCCGTAACCACCGCCGTTGGCCGTGTTAAGAAAACCTGACGCCGTACCGTTTTGCCCGTTGCGTCTTGCACCTGCCCCGGTTGCGCCTGCGCCGCCGCCGCCAATTTTTACGGTGTACGTGGTTTTGCCCACAATGCCCGTGCCGGTCACGTAGCCGCCAGCACCGCCGCCGCCTGCGCCCTCGCCTGAGAGTGCTTTACCACCGCCGCCGCCACCGCCGACAAGTAGAAACTCAACGCTAAGCGTGTTTTTAGGTGCCGTAAAAAAAGTAAAAGTTGACGCCGACAATGCAAGTAGCGTGCCGCCCCCGTATTGCGTCAATGCTAATGAGCCTGCCGTATTGACCGTTACGCCCGCACCCGCCGTGATCGTGCACGTGCCAGCGCCTTTGTTTGCAATAAACACCGATTGCCCAGCCGCAAAAATGTTGTTGTCGACGGTAATAGTGGTTGCGCCTGCCGCGTTCATAATGACGCGTTCGCCAGCGTCACCAGCCACCAACGTGTAGCTGGCGGTTTTGTCGTTTATGGGTAGCTCAGTAATTGCGTTAAGTTGCGCGGCCTGCAATACGGCGCCTGAGACAAATGGAAACGGTGTAGCCATACCTAACCCAACACATTAGTGCCGATAATGCCATAGGTGGCGTCATTGAGTATTAGCTCGTAAACAATGGTGGTAGGCGCGGTAAAGAACGTAGCCCGGTGTCCCGTGGCTAAATCAATGACGTGCTCTACGCCCTCAACGCTCAGCTCTTGCGCCAGCTGCATGGTGCCGCTACCGCTGGGGAACGTCTTTTCTATGGTGATCGTATCCCCTATGTCGACCACGGCCACGGCGTCGCGCTGGGCCGTAGTCAACGCCACAAAACTAACGCCCACGTCTGTGTAACGCGCCTCTGGCTCACCATCAAGCAAATAGGCCGCCGCGTCATCAATCTGGCCCTGCACATGCAAAAGGCTGTTAGTTATTGACGTGGTTTGCGTAAAGTAAAGCGCAATGCTGGCGGCGTCAGTATCGGTGGCGGTGGTGCCGTCAAGGCCGGTGACCACGGCGCGGTTTACCACGCTGTCAGCCTCAAACGTTATGCCAACGGTGTCATACGGTGTATTTGTGCCGTCATCATGGAAGTCAACCACAGACCCGCTAAGCGTGTTGCCAATACGGTTTTGGAACGTCAGCACGCCCGCCCGGCTCATAAAGAGCCGCCCAAATTCTGCCGTGTCATTGATCTGGCTCAGATAGGCCAGCACGTTGGTGCCCTCTGGCACGGTGTAGGCGCTGTCATGCCCTAGGTCTACGGTGCCGGTGGCAATGCTGGTTGGGCCGGTGTAGTCGACCTCTGGCAACGCCAGCACGCTGGTAATGCGCTGGCCGCTGGTCTGAGCGGTCACGTTGTATTCGTCAAGGTACGTTTGCGCCAACAAATAAAACTGATCTGCACAATAAACGGTTACGGTGTCAAGGCCGCCAAGCGCAAAATTGTAGTCATAATTCACCACGTAGCCGTTAAACAAAAATTCTGGCACATTGGTGGCGGTGTACCGGATTAGCTGCACCTCACGCATTGGGGCTAGGCCCGGTTTGCTTAGTGCGGTGTCATAGTACGGGCTGGCCGTATCAAACGGGTTAAACACGCCGTTTGCCGCTGTGTCATTGAGCGTAAATGACATGGTGCCTGCGCTGAATTGATCGCCCACGTCACGCCTGCCGCGTTTCACGTTTATTTGCGTGGTGCCCGTGGTTACGTCTGCAAACTCTGTGGTGCCGTCAAGCACGTATTGGGCACTATTGAGCACGCCCTTGCTAACGTCATCAAGCGTGAAACCGTCTTGGATAAAACCCGTATCGATCAGTAACGCGTAGTTGCCTGATTGCACTATTGGCGTGGCCATTTATGCCACCGCTACGTTTATCGGCCCCGCTGAACGGTTGTACGCACGCAACGCGTTAACGATTGCCTGCCCAATCTCAGCGCTCGTGGCCAGCCCGCCATTAACGTTGACGGTGATACCGCCGCCCATTGACGTGCCCCGGTTCAGCGGCACCACGGCCTCTGGGCCTCGCTCACCAATCAGCGCCAACGTTGGGCGGGTCACAATGCCGCCCTCAGCCAGCTTGGGGATAGCGCCCACCGGGCCGCCGCCAATAATGCGGGTTACGTGCTCTGTAATGCGTACCGTCACGTCAACGGTGCGTTTCAGGCTTTTGGCTATCTGATCCATGCGGGCCATTAGGCGCGGCGTCATGGCCTGCAAAGCTGCGTCAATTCCCTCAACTATCTGCGTGGCTTGGTCTATGCCGGTTTGATACCAGCGGCTAGCCGCGTCAAGCCCTACGGCGTCAGCTGCGGCCTGTGCGGCGGCCACCATGGCGTTAATGCCCTCTGGGCCCGTAATGGTGTCGGTGGTGCCTGCCACCAGCTCGCGCGCAATCGCTGAACCTGCCTCAGCCCCGGCACCCAGCACCATTTTGAGCGCGTCTTGCGATAGCCCGCGCTCTAACAGCGTTTTCAGATTGTTGGCGTATTCTTTGACGCCCTCAACCTGTGCCTTAATTCGACCCAAAAACGTTTCTTTGTTTTCCGCCGCGGCGATTGCGTCAGCCTTTTGGGCCTCTGTCAAGTTTTTTTGCGCTTCGGCAATCTTGTCAAGATCACCTTTCGTAATTGCTTTTGCCAATTCGGCTTGCGCGTCTTTTACGTCTTGTGACGCCTCAGCGGCGTTTTTGCTGGCCGCTTGCATGAGCTGATAGGCGGCGGCAAATGACAGACCGGCACGCACGCTGACTGACACGCTTTGCGCAAACTCGTTAAACGCATCTTTGGCGGCCTGCAATTTGTCCTTTGCCTCATCAAGCGCGTTTCCCAATGCGTCTTTCAGTTTTTGGGCGTAGCTTTCTGTTTCTTTGGCGTTGCCTTGCGTGTTTTCGTATGCGGCTTTTGCCTGTTTATTCCAATTTTCCAAAGCATCAGTTGACGCCAACCGGGCTTGGTTTTCGCGGCGTTGCGCCGTGTCGAGCCGCTGCAACGCCCCTCTGGCGTTTTCCACCAAATAACTTGTTCGCGAAAACTCAACATTTGCTTCACGTGTTTTGTTGATACTTTCGTCAAGCTCTTTTTGCAGTTTGTTTTGCGTCACAATGTAAGCGGCAAGCGCCGCACCGGCGGCGGCCACAACCGCAATACCCACGCCGGTGGCAACCTGCACCGCGGTAAATGACGTAGCCAACGCAAAGTTAATAGCTTTGGTAATAGTGGCAATCACCTCGTATGCGGTCATTGCCGTATTAACCGCGTAAATAATGCCAGAAATAACGCCAATGGCTACACCCAACGCCACAAACGAAGCCGCATTGTCGGCAACTATGTCTACCAAGTTAATAAGAAAATCCGCTATTTTTTCGGCTACCGGCAACAGCTTTGCGCCAATTTCCTCTTGCAGCTCACCAAAACGTATTTGCAATGTCTTAAACCGCCCGGCTGTGGTGTTGGCTGCCGCTGCTGCGGCGCCGCCTGTGGTTTCGGCCAGCGTGGCCATAACTTGCTCAAACGTCGCACCGTCTTTGATTGCACCACGCAACGCCGGGTTCAGCGTTTGCAAGGCTTTAAGGTTGCCGTTGTACGCCTTGCTCAACGCGTCTGACGCTGTTGCTACGTCGACATTTGACGCCGCCGCCAAATCTGCACTCACCCGTAGCAAACGCTGTGACTGTTCTAAATCGCCTGTGGCCGTTACCAGCGTGGCAAGCGCTGGGCGTAGCGCGTCATCAGCCGTGGCGGTGGCCTCAGACATGGCGCTAATAAAGTCCTCTGTCTCAGCGATTTGGGCCGCCGTAGCACCTGTCTGCCGTTCCAACACCCCGGCAAGCTGGGCTTGCGCCGCCGCGTCATCAATCGCGGCCTTGGTGGCGAAACCTGCCGCCGCCGCCAAACCCAACAGCGCCGCACCAGCCGGGGCCGCCGCTTTCTCCAAAGCAAATTGCGCTTTTTCGCCGCTGGTTTCTAACTGCTGAAACTGTTTAACAGCCTTGTCTAAACCCTTGCTGTCAAAATCGCTAACAATCGGTATGCGAATTGCCATTACATCACCAACCGTTTGTTCAGCTCAGCCATTAACTGTTCGATCAGCTCAAACATTTGCCGTTCTACGTCAGCGGCTTTGCGCTCATACGCGGGCCACATGACGCGCGACGGCGGCCCAAACTGTGCCTGCAACGCGTCAACAAAACGGCTACCTTGCGGCGTTTGGCCGCCAGCCTTACCGGCCATGTCAATGATTGACGCCGCGGGGTTTAGTTGCTGTATGCGTATGGTCGACGTGTTTTTTTTGCTCGTGTCAATTTTTAGTTTTACGCCTTTTTGTGCGGTGGCTTGATCGTAGGGAAACAGCGCACGCCCGCGGCGTTGCCACGTGCGAGACATACCCGACAGATAGCGCACGGGGTATGCGGCTTTGATGCTGTCGGTGGCTGGGCGCGCAATGTCGACGGCGCGCGCGTTAATTGCTTTGCGGCGCTCGCTGTCTAAACCGTTGAGCTCTTTAAGCGCATCTTTGACCCCAAACACTTTGACGGTGGTGGTTGCGGTCATGGGTTGGCTCGTTTGTTCAGTAGATAAATAACAGTAGCCAAATCGCGGCTATCAAACGGGATTTCGTGCGGCCAAAACCCGGTAGCCACCAGCAAGCTGGCTAGCTGGCGGCGGTAGGTGCCGCTTCCGTAGGGTTTGGGTCGGTCATGTCAACCCCCTCAATGTCAAGCTCTGGGTTGGCGCGGTGCCACGCGTCTGGCTCTGTTTCTTTGATCAGCCGCCCGGATTGTTTAAGCATGAAAAATGCCCAATCCACCATGTCGGTGGCGCCTACGCCGCGCCCGTCACTCATCTTGCGGCCTCGCAACCGTTCCCACTCTGCAATGCACAGCAAATTGGTGGTCACGTAAATTGGCTCGTCACCGGGTTTGCATGTTACGCGCAACCTGATTTTCATAATGCCTCTCTGTCTATTTTGTTGTAGGTCTTAATTACGGGTTGGTGGTGTCGGTGCTGTACGTGCCGCCAACAAATGTAATGTCGAACGTGCCCAGCTCGCCAAGGTTTGCGTTGACCACGGGCAATTCAGGCAAAAAGCAACCCGTCAGCGTAAAGCCGGGGTTGGTTGCGCTGTCAGCTGCGTTGGTCGGTTTGACAATGACGGTGGTGGTGGTGCCAACAAGGTCTTTGAGTGTGGCGTAGGTTGCCGCGGCGGCGTATGACGCAAACAGCGTCATTGTGATTTCGTGGTTGCCCAAACCGCCCGAAAAATTGTGGCTGCTATCGCCAAACACGGTGGTTTCTAGCTGATCGTAACGCTGCGTAAAAGTCGCGGCGGTGCACCAGCCGGTAAGGGCCACGCTGTTGACGGTGACCACGGGGTTAGACAGATAAATTGACGTTGCAGCCATTGTGGGTTACTCCTCTGTGTCTTTCTTTACTTTACGTGCCTTGGGTGCGGTTTTGGTGGATACTTTGCCCAACGTGGTTACGTCGACCTCGCTGGCCACCATGACGATAAAACCGCCGTCAATCAGGGCTTGCACGTTGACGCCCGGCTTGGGTTGGTATTCCTCGCCCGGCGTGCCTACCAGCGGGCTGACCACCAACAGTTTGGTCATCATGCTCATACGGTTTGGGCTTCCATGGCTACGGTCAGCTCGTAGGCGGGCAACATGACGCCGCCAATTTCCAGCGTGGTTGGGCGGCCCTCTGTGACGGCCACGTTTTTGGTCAGTACCAGCGCGCACATGTTTAGCAGTGATCGCATAGCGTCTAGGTTACTTGGGCCTAGCGTCACGATTTGGCACGGGTACAGCATGCGCACCACGTTGTAGTTAAACGCGGTGAACGTGGGCGCGCCGATCATTACGCACGGCGGCACCAGATTGCGTGGGTCTGTGACCACTTGCAGGCCGGTTACCGTGTTGAGCGTGGCCGCCAGATCGTCTAGGCACTCGTTAAATAGGTCTGTGTAGGCAACGGGCATTTACGCAACCTGTGGCCTGTCGATACCCAACAGCTGTTTGATCATGGGTGACAAACCTACGGTTGGCGCGGTGCCCATTTCGGTAAAGCTGGCAAACGTGTCTATTGAGCCGCGCGCCCGGTAGAGCGCGCCGCCCCACATGATTGTGCCTAGGGTTACGTCAGCGCTGGGGCTGGTGGTCAGGCTGTCAAAGTAGCCTGCCTCAAAACGGCGGCGCCACGCCATTTGGTTGACGGCGCTGGCGCATTGGGTTAAAAATGTGGTGTCTGCCGCGGTAGCGGTGCCTATGCCTAGCCAATCCTCAATTTGTGTGGCGGTAATCCACGTGCAAACGGGCGTAAACGTAACGGTGCCGGTTGCGGCGGTGCGGTCAACGTTATCGGCGGTGCACGCAAACAAGATTTGGTTAGGTACGGGCGTGTCTACGTCAAAACGTAGGTCGCCCTCTGTGTCGGTGCCAACGTAAAGGTATTGCGGCAACGCATACACCGTGAACGTGCCGTTAAACGGCGCGCCAACGCTAGTGACCGTGATAGTGCGGCCTACCTCTACCTCGTTGGGTGTCAGCGTTTGCAGTACCGCGTAATTGTCGATCAGCTGCTTAAATGTGACGGTGTAGGCCGCCATTGTGGGGCCGCCTTTACTTAGTTGACGACAATGTATTTAACCATGTCGGCATCAGCAATGAACGTTGCCACGTAGCCGTAGTAGCTGAACGTGCGGCCCAGCGTGCCGGGCACCTCAACGCTCATCAGGCCGCGCACCTGCTCGTAAAACTCAATCGCGGCGCCGCGCGCCACATAGAGCGTGCCGTTGGCAAAGTTGCGGTCAGCAACAAGGTTGAGACCAAACGGGTTAAACGTGTTGGCCACGGTCATGTTGGCGGTGCCCAATCCGTTCACGCCCATGAGACCGGCGGCGCCGGTGTACGGGAAAACCGGGCGCTTGTCTGCGTCAAGCTGGCTGCCAAGTTTCTGCCACACGTCTGGTGACACAAACACGTGGTCTGGCAAAAAGTTGGTGGCAGTCAAAATGTCGGTTGCCGCGTCATACATTGCCGCAATGAGCGTTGACGGGTCATTTGCCGTAACTGTCCATGTCGAACCTGACGCGCTCGCTGCGCTGCTAATTGCGTCAGCTGCAATGTCATCTGATTTGAGCATGTATTGGCCAACAAGGTCTTGCAAAATGATCTGCAAAGCCGCCGGGCTCGTGAAGTCGATATCTTGCACCGACAACGTGACCTGACCGGCGAGCGTGGTCTTGGTAACCACGTTTGACGCAATCACGGGCGTGGTTGCGCTTGCTGCGGTCAATTCCGTTGACTGTGCGGCAACGCTTGGGTGCGTAGTCCACGTTGGGCGAATAAATGTTTTGCTGTTGCCGCCGTCTGGCATGGCGCGTGCGCCAACTGCCGCAACCACGGGCCTGATGTAGTTGAGGTCTTGGAACACCGGGCCAAGCACGGGCACGGGCAACAAACCGGGCGTGTCTGTGGTGAGCGTGTCACCGGCTGCGGCTTGCAGCGCGCTTTGCTTGCTCTTGACAAAATCCTTAACGGCTGCCTGCACGTTGCGCAACGTTTCGCCACCAATGTGGATAGCGGCCAAATACTCTGCCGCGGTTGGCAAATCGAATTGGCGCTTTGGTGCTGCGGGCAACGCTGGGGTTGGCACGGTTGCCTCAATCACGGGGGCTGCGGTTTCGGTGGTCATGGTCTGTGTCTCGCTTTCGGTCACGGTGCCATTATTGCGCACCGTATCG